ATTCTTCAAAAATAAGATTAGGTCTAATTGATCCTACTTACTTTTTTATTCGTTTTATAAAATATGATTAAAACTTTTGAGGTGGCTCCACCAGATGTTCAGAAAGACATTGATTACATTTATGATATAGTTATAAAGAAAAATGGTAAACGATCTGGTAATTATGTTAAAGACAAAATGTTAGAACCAATTATTGGTGTAACTATAAGATATGACGATAAAGGTAATCCTGTTTCCACAGCAAGAATATTAAGTCGTAGTTGTTATAAAGATAGTGTAAGAGTATTTGATAGATATGCTTTAATAGAGGGTAACAAAGGTTTACTTCCGTCAGATTATGATGGACTATTTAAAAAATCATCTTCAGATTTATTAGAACAACAAACAGACTTTTGTAAAGAAAAAGGTTTTGGTTGTATTTTTATAGCTATGGAATTAAGAGGTAAACGTACCTTGCAAAGAGTGATTAAAGGACATAATAAATACTCTAAACATAAATGGAATTTTGATGGACCACATTATGTAACTTATAAAAAATCAGATGGTGGATTACAATACATAGGTTATACAGGAAATGAATTTAAAAGAAATGATGAATTATATTACACAGGAATGGAACAATAGAGATTTAACACCTCTAGTTAATAACGATACAGATTTAATCGTTATTAAAAATGCACCTGCTTCTCAAATCAAGTTATTTAATTTTATAACTTCATATTACGAAATTGCACCACAAGACCCTATGGATAAAATCTTTATGGATGTAACACTAACAGGTGTACACCACGAATTGTATGGTAACACAAATTTAGAATGGCACATAGATAAAGGTTACACACAACGACCTGTAAATGTAACAGGATTATATGCTTTAGAAATAGAGGAAAATGTTGGTCGTACTTTATATGTTGATAATCGTATTGACTGTCCTGTAGAAAATAAAAAGATTACGGTTGATATGGAAAGATTTACAAGTAATGAAAGGTATGGATACAAGTTTAGAAGTGAAGTAGAACGAAGATGGTTTAGAAGAAAACATAGAAATGTATGGCACGACTTGATACAAGAAGATAAAAAAGGTAAGTATGTTTATTATTGTGAGGCATATACTGAATTACCTAAAGAAGAAAAAGACGCAATAGAAAAATTACTGTATGACCCTAGTAGAATATATTATCATCAATGGGAAAAAGGCGATTTTGTAGTTGCAAATAATAAAGCAACAAATCATAAAAGAGAATCAACACAATCTGGTAAAAGACATTTGTGGAAGATAGAAGGATTTATTAAATCATAATGTATATACATCCTACTGACATTATTTTTAGTGAAGAACACAAAAATGAAATGTTAGAGTGTGCTAAAAAAGGTGATTGGATAAATCATACATCTCACAGTTCAGGTGAATATCAACCTTACGAATTTATAACTGATTATTCAGGTAGACTTAAAGTAGATAATTCTATTTTAAAAGCAAAGAAAATTATAACTGATAGAATTAAAGAACCTGACGCAATTTTTGTAATGCGATTACCACCTTGGGAAGATATGCACATACACAAAGACACTTACACAAAACCAGACGAGTATAGAAGAACCGTAATAATGACTTTATTAAGTCCTCGTAATTACAAAGAAGAAACAAGACTAGAGTATTATAAAGACGATAAGATTACAGTTACCGAAAAACATATATACGACAAAAGATCAGTAATCACAGACGCTTCTATGTTTCATAGATGTTTTAATCAGACACCAGAATGGCGTTATAGTCTTCAAATTACTTTCAAAGATGATGTTCAACACATTAAAAATCACTTATAAATATACCTATATAATATAACAAAGGAGTATATAATGGCTTTATCAATAGACGGAAAGACATATGACGAAACATCTTTTAGCATAGAATTACGAAATAAAATCGTTGCTAGACAAGAGATTGAGGCGTCAAAAGTAAGACATCAAGTTGAGTTGGAAAAAATACAAGTTTTGACAGAATATTACAATAAGAAAATTTTGGAATTAATGGAAAAAGAGAAAATTCAACCAATAAAAGACATAGAAGACAATGGCAGCAATAGCTAATTTAATAATAGATCAAGGCGCTAATTTCAGTTCAGATGTAACTGTTAAGGACGCCAACGGAAACGCATTTGATTTAACTGGTTATACGACACAAGCCAAGTTAGCAAAAGGTTATTCGTCAACAAGAACAAGAACATCTATGACTTCAGTAATTGGCACAGACGCTGCTTCGGGAGTAGTCGCTTTGGCTTTGACGGCAACTCAAACTGCAGCTTTAGACGCAGAAAGATATGTCTATGATGTAGAGATTACACAAACCTCTACTGGCGTGGTAACTAGAGTAATTGAAGGTCTAATTACTGTAAGACCAAACGTAACTACATAATAAAAGTATTATAAATATAACAAAGAGAGAGGTTTTATGGCAAGTATTACAGCAAGGATTAATGCTTCTACTGGAAGCGGACCCAAAAAAGTTTCAGTAACCCTGCCTTCAGGTACTTCACTTCAAAACAGTTCTCTTTCATTAAAATTATTAGGTGATGTTGATGTTACTTCTTTAGATGATGGTGCATTATTACAATATAGAGCTAGTGATGGTAAATTCGTAAGTAGAACCGAAATTGTTACGACTACTGGAACTTTAACATTTAACGGCGGAACATTTTAGAGAGAAAATATGGCAACAGTAATACAGATAAAAAGAAGTTCAGCAACAGTCGCTCCAGCAACACTTAAACTAGGTGAATTAGCCTATACATACGGAACAGGCGCTCAGAATAATCTTGGCGATAGAATTTTTATAGGTGAAGGTGGCGTTGACAGTAATGGTGACGCAAACAATGTATCAGTAATCGGAGGTGAGTATTTTACAAATATGTTAGACCACGTGAATGGTACTCTAACAGGTAGTTCATCACTTACAGCAGACGCTAACTTAGCAATAGATACAATAAATGTAGGAAACCACTTAACGGAAGGTGGTGAAATAAGATTTAACGAAGGTACTAATAACGGTACAAACTTTATTGGTTTAAGAGCTCCTAACGCAGTAACAGGTAGTAAAACTTTTGTTTTACCTGACGGCGACGGTACTGCTGGTCAGTTCTTAAAAACTGACGGAACAGGAAATTTAGATTTCGTAACTGTTAATCAATTTATTAGTTTAGTAGGTGACACAGGTACAGATAATTACAATACTTCAGAAACATTAAACTTCTTAGGTACAGGTGGTATGACACAAACTGTTACAGACAATACTGTAACTGTTACTGCTACAGCATTAACAAATGCTAACTTGGATGGTTCTGCTGGAATTACAAACGCTAACTTAGCAAATCCTACAACGATATTAGGTTCATCTACATTAACTTTAGGTGCTACTCAAACTGATCTTGCAGGATTAACTTCTTTAGTTGTAGATGATATTACAATTAACGGTCAAACAATTACTACAACAGCAAGTAATAAAGATATTGATTTAACACCTCACGGTACTGGTACAGTAATTGTACCATCAGGTTATGAAGATAGAGCAGGATTTACTTCTAATTCACTTGCAAACAAAGAGTATGTTGACCAAGTTGCTCAAGGTTTAGATACTAAACCATCTTGTAAACTTGCAACAACTGCTAACTTAACAGCAACTTATTCAAATGGTACTGCTGGTGTTGGTGCAACATTAACTGCTTCGGCAAACGGTGCTTTAGTATTAGATACACAGGCAGGAAATGTTAACGATAGAATTTTAGTTAAAGATCAAACAACTCGTACAGAAAACGGTATCTATACTGTAACTACTACAGGTGATATTTCAAATCCTTTTGTATTGACAAGATCAATACCAGAAGATCAACCAGCTGAATTAAGTGGTGGTGCTTTTGTATTTGTTGAAGAAGGTTCTTTAAACGCTAATAACGGTTATACATTTACACATACAGGTGCTCCTACTTTTGGAACAACTAATTTAGATGTATCTCAATTCTCTGGTGCAGGTCAAATTAATGCTGGGGATGCTTTAACAAAAGACGGTAACAGATTAGATGTTGCAGTAGATGACTCTTCACTTGAAGTTAATTCAGACGCATTAAGAGTTAAGGCATTAGGTGTCGTAAACTCAATGCTTGCTAATTCTACAATTCAAACAGCTAAAATTGCAAATCCATTTATTAATATAACAGATGAAAGTTCTACAGCAGGAAGAGTTTATTTAGAAGAAAGTTTAGAATTTTTAGCAGGAGAAGGTATTAATACTATTGCAAGTGCTAACACAATTAAAATTGTTGGAGAAGACGCTACTGCTTCAAACAAAGGTGTTGCAAAATTTAAATCAGAAAATTTCCTAGTAACCTCAGGTGATGTTGAAATTGTAACTGTTGATGGAGGTACTTTCTAATGAGTTTATGGAAAAAGTTTACAGGTTTTTTTGTTCCTAAGATAGAAAAAACAACTGTATCGTTAAGAGATTTAAAAAAGAAATCTAAAAAAGATTTAGAAAAATTAGGTAGAAAATTTGGTGTAGAATTAGATAGAAGATTATCTAAATCTAAACTTATAAAAAAAATTTCAAAGTTAGTTAAATAATGTCAACTGTAATTAAACCAAAAAGATCCGAAACACCAAATCAGATTCCTGGTGCTGCTGCTTTAGCAACACACGAATTAGCGATGAATGTTACCGATGGTAAACTTTATACTAAAACATCTGGTGGTGTTGTTAAAGAAGTTGGTGGTGCAGGTGCCGTAAATTTACAAACAGTTACAGACGGTGGTGGCGTAACTGATAATGATATTACTTTAAACGGTGCAAATTTAATTTTTGAAGGTTACCAAGAGAACGCATACGAAACAACTTTAACGGCTGCAGAACCTACAGGAGATAGAACAATAACTTTTCCAGACGCAGATGGAGATGTAGCAATGCTAGGAGACTCATTGGCGTTTTCAATAGTATTCGGTAGTTAATTATGGCAAGTACATTTAAAAATGCAGGTATAACAGTTCCAGTCGTTGATACAACTGCTGGTGATTTATTTACCGCTGGTGCAAGTGCAACAGCTGTAATTCACGCATTATATATTTCAAATAAGAGTACAACTGCTAGTGCAACTGTAAATGTAAAAGTTACAACTGACGGCGGTTCTACTTTTTATCACATAGGTAAAAGTTTAGAAGTTCCACCAAACAATACATTAACTTTAGACAAACCAGTAAATTTAGAAAGTAACGATAAAGTAAGAATAGTTGCTGACGCTAATCCTGATTCGTCTTCAGTAGATGTTGAGGCATACGCAAGTATCCTTGAATTAACATAGGAATATAAATAGAATAAAATGGCATATCTAGTATCTCACACACCTGCTGCTTCAGTAAAACAGAAATCTTTTAACGGAATTAGAAGAACAAAAAATGGTATGTTATATCTATCTTCAGTAAATCCTAACAAAGGTAATGAAACAATTGAAGTATCAAACTATTTTGAAGATGGTAAATCAGATTTCGTAGGAAGAGCAGAAACAGACTATGTTGATGAAAGACTAGAGATGTTTGATGTACAATATTTCACAAGTGATGGTTCAGCGTATCAATTTACACTAGGAACACCAGTGTTAAATGAAACAAGAATTGCATTATTTTTAGATGGTGTTCAACAAACTCCTTATTCAGACTTTACTTTAGTCAATAATACAGTAGTTACATTTACACTAATTCCAAAGACTGGTTTAAGTATAGTATGTGGTCAGATTGATAAAAGATACTTCAATAATGATAGTGATAGATACCAAC